TAAAGTTAGTAAGAGTAGATTGAAATGTACCTAGTATAGTAGCCATTCGTACCTTCTCTGTTAAAGATGTCAAGTCATCTGTAGCTCTGCAGACAACTTCAGTAAGATTACAGAACTGATAAGGTCTAAGTATAATCTCACTACAAGGATTACATCCAAACTCGTGGTCAATATCACGTCTACCATTCTCAGAGGCTTTAACTTTAGCGGCTTGTCTGTTAAATATACCACGTTCACCTGACTTAGATTCATATAAAGATGTCCACTCTCGCATGAACGTACCCATCTCAGGTTTATTTTTATAGGCTACAGAGTTATTGGCTAATGCTCTTTGACCTTCTCTCTTTATATTTTTGTCTGGTTCATCCCACCATTCTCCTGATTTAGCGTGTCTTAATTGGTCATCACCTAAGTTAGACAGAGAGATAAGAGCAGAACGTCTTACACCACCTACAACTACAACCTCACCAATCTTACACATTAAATCGTGACACTCAATTGGGTATAGTCTTCTGCCTTTAGCACCTTTGAACTTCTGTATGCAAAACTGAAATAATTCAACTAATGGTGCAGGTCCTGATGCTCTACCACCAAATGTCTTTAATCTAGCACCTGCAGGTCTTACTTGTGATACATCCCACTTTGGAACTTGCCCTACATATAACATAGCAATAAGTTCTCGCAATGCTTTAGCCCAACCGGGTCTGCTGTCACCAACAGTTATGATAGTAGTGCTATCCTCAAAGTGTTCATTGACAATGGGTAGCTTATCAACATTCTCTCTTTCCACAGAGAATCCTACACCTGTGCCACACATAAGTATGTACATACATTCGTCAAAACTACGTGGGCTATCTACAGGTATGTAGCTACAGTTATAACCACCTACATGACACCTATCTAAGGCAGGTCCTGCAGTCATTAAAGCTCTCATGCTAGGCATTGTACCTAAACTCAGTATCTGCTCTGTAAGTTTATCTTTTAGAGCTTTAGTTATATTATAAGAGTAGTTATTCTTTAGGTGATTAGACATGTAATCAAAGTATCTGTCTACAGTCTCCCCCCAATTCTCTCTTCTTTGTTCATCATCCTTCCACCTAGCATAGCGAGAGAGTGCTATGAAGTTTTGGTAGTCTGTAGGTAAATAGTTATTAATCATCTTTATTCTCCTGTATAGTTCTCATATTTTTTATTGTGACACCACCTATATCATATATAAATTCTGTTAGACTTGTTTCAATTTCTTCAGCTACATTTTCATCAGCAGGTATAGGATACTCATCCTCATCTACGTCTAATGTAAGCATTACTTTAACTCTTACCATCGTAGACCTCTATAAGTTTATTGAGATACCATTGTGCTTTTTTTAAGTCTTCTACACCATTTTTATATCGGTATCTCCATAGATACTTAACTATGTTACCTTGTAGATAATAATCAAAACCATTAGTTAACATAGCTTCTAAAGCATCTATAGTTTCAATACCTGCTTTGTTATAATGAGCAGGACTATTAACCATATCTTGATTTTGTTCTTCTTGTTCTAACCTCATTTTCATATACTCCAAATGCCTCATACTAATGCTGTGTTTCTTTTTTAAAGTTGATTCTAATTATATTGTCTTCAATCTTTTCAACTTTGGAAGTATTAGTTATAACATCTTTATACTCATTGTCAAGTTTATTTACTACATAATCATTCACAGTATTCCTTAACTTAACATCTTTTTCCATTAAAGGTATTACCGAAGAAATCATTTTACATATATGCATTACTTGGTAATAATCATCATCATCCAAATTATTTTGTGGAGATGTTATAATTACTACATCTATTTCCCCTGTCCAAATATCATTATTATCTAACATAGGTCTTATCCTAATAGTAAAGTCTTCAGGTCTAGGTTTTAAATCATCCATTTATTTTCTCCTTTTTATTTTTGTACCCTTAAATTTTATAAAACTAGGGTGTTTGTTTTTGCCTTTTTCTTTTAGCCAATCTTCAGGTATTATTCTGTCGTAGAATCTGAACCCATATTTATCACACCATTGACCATAAGATGATTTAGCTCCTTTTCTTAATTTGTTTCTACTATTAGTAAATATAAATCTAATATCTAAATCAGGGTGTTGTTCCTTTATAGCTAAATGTTTTCTTCTATCTATTGCTAAAAATCTTCCTTTAGTCTCTATTATAATCCCGTTATTTAATATAAAGTCAGGGGTATAGGTGCGATATGATAAGTCTTCCCATTCAATCTTAACTTTTTCATAAAGATATTTATACTTTAATTCATCAAGATAAATGGATAACTTGTGTTCTAAACCACTCCTATACCCATGTTTTATAGCTTCTCTTCTTATTTTATGAGGAGACACCTAGAAGTTTCGCCACGATATAAATGGGTTGCTATATGAATAGGTATTACTATACCCTAAATTCTTTAGCTCTTCCTTTACTGCTTCGTCAGCGGCTTTCCTAGCTTCTATAGCATCTCGTAAACCTGCTGTACGTAGGTCACGATACTCTTTCTTTGCTTCAGCTAGTTGCTTCTCCATCTCTTCAATATTGGCTTTTAATTCATCCAACGATTTACTCACGTTTCTTCTCCTTTCATTTCAACATAAGCAACAGTCTTAGGTGACTTTGCTTGTGACATAACTGCTGGTAATTCTTTCAAACCTTTCCAACAGTCAAACCTGTATGAGCAAAAGGTACAATGTTTGTTTAAGACTTTATTACCTGTTTCTTTACCACGAAATGTTTCCATTTCAGGCTCAAAACATCTCTTAAACTCATTATTGTTTACCTTTTTAACAGTTTTATTAATATAGTTAATCTCTTCATCAATGTCAAGACCTGTAGCAGGAACATATTTAAAATCTCCATTTGCTTTGTTGACTACCCACCAACCACCTGCCTTTTTCTTAGATGCTTTTGCATAACCTGCAAGCTGTGCTACATAACCAAAACCATCCATTTGTTTTAATGTCTCATAAGATTCAAACTTATTATTGTAAGACCATTGAGAAGCAGACTTGATATCATCAACACTACCATCAATAACTATATCATATGTTCCTTCAATCTTAGCGTCAGGAAGTTCTAGAGTAACCTTATCAGCGTCTTCATATTTTACACCTGCTTCTTTGAGTAAGCCTTTGAAGACAGCTTCAACAATGTCACCAAGCATCATATTCATAACGAATGTTGTAGAACGTGGTAAAGCGATATCAGGTTTATTTTTGTCATACCACAATTGGCAAGATGGTCTACCTATATTAGACATACGGAGTCTGAATTTATCTCTAGATTGACCACTGCCAAATTGTCGTTTAACAGCATCCATTACATCCTTACCAATCTGAGAAACTGTTTCATCTGAAAAGGTTGTCTTCCCATTTGAAGCATCTTCCATGAATTGATGTAATGCTAGTTCTGCTGAATGTTGCATTAAGCTACATCCTCTTCTATCTCAATATCAACAAAATCATCAGTGGTATTTACATCCTCATCTGATATATCTTTGTTGGTTTTTTCCTGCCAAGAATTAGCTATATACGTATTATAGTTATCTATCCAAAGCATAAAGTCTGAAAACATAGACTGGTCTGCATCTGTAAGGGCAATACTTTTAGTTAAATCTAGAGATACTACAGGAAGATAAAACACGTTACCACTAGGAAGTTTTCTTTCCTGTGTATTTGCAGTAATCATATGCTGAATAGGAAGTCTTTTATGTTTAGCTAAATCTGCAAAAGGTTTTCCTACATCTTTAAAAGCATCACGATTATCTATCTCCCAAATAAAAGGTGATGTATCTACAGTAACATCTTCTCCCTTTTCATTAACAGGAGATACCATATCTACAGTGCCTAATATAACACGAACTCTTTTTATTTGTTTAATAAGTTCCTGTGTCTTCTCAGGCAATGCCTTAAAGTCTTCTATATAACCTGCAGGTTTACCACAGTTAAGACCACCTTTATTATCTTTTAAATCTATGTTTAGATTATCTGCCATAATAGTTTTGACATATTCATTAGGTTGGTCATTAAAACCTTTAATGAATCTCTTATACATAAACCTCTGTAAGAAAGGTCTTATCTTTATAGACTTAGAATAATATGTAGCAGTATCAGGTATCTCTAATTTGTAAGTACCCCCTTCTACAACTTCCATATTCACTTTCTTACCTTTAACTTCAGCCTCACCCATAATAGCAGAGTGATTTATTTTTAGTCTAGGTAACGTGCTACTCTTTTGTTTACTAGCAGTTCCCTCATTTGCGATACCCATTGCTTTAGCCATTGCGGCGTAATTATTAGTATCAATAGTCGTTAGTTCTGTCATATTTACATTCTCCTTTTAGTAAAGTTTATAAGTTATATCAGCTTACATCTTTAGTGTCAAGCCAATTATTACCTATTTTTGATTCTAATAATAATGGTACATTAAATTCTATACCCCATTTATTATTAACTAATATAGGCAGGTTTCTGTTTGTGGTTTCTATTGCACCTAATACTGCCTTTTCTTCATCAGGGTGCACATCAATCACAATACTGTCGTGTACTGTATTTACCACACAACTCTTCATAGTGTCAAGTAATTTATCAATATAAAGTAATGCCAATGGAACTATGTCGGCTGTCGCAAAAGACTGAACAGGATAGTTTTTTATCTGCGTAAAATTAGATACTCTTCCATGTTTATTTTTATATACATTAGGAAAAGAAAATTCTCTACCTGATGGTGTTTTTATAGTCTTATTAGTTACAGCTTCTTTAGCCAATCGGGAGTGCCATAATGCAACCCCTTCGTACTTTTTTGTGAACTGTTCATAATATTTTGCTTCAGCAGACGTTCTCCCAAATCCTGTTGCTCCATAGAGGGGTGCAAAGGTATGAGCTTTGGCTTCTTGCCTAGAAGTCTTCTGACCTGATTCCGTAATGACAGAAGCAGTGTATGCATGTACATCAAATCCATCTTCAATCTCCTTCATTGCTATTTTGTCTTGTGATAGGTAGGCAGCCGTTCTAAACTCTAGCTGTGCAAAGTCAGCTTCTAATATCTTACCACCTTCCCAACGTGATACAAATACTCTCTTAACAGGGAACGTTCCACCTCTTGGCATGTTCTGCATGTTAGGGTCTGCACCACTAAATCTACCTGTAGCTGTTCTGTGCTGTAGTAATCTCACATGTAACTTTCTATCTTTCTTTGTGTGTATCTTTATACCTTCAACAAAAGATGATAAGTAAGTTTCTACTGCACTCAATCTTCTAACTTTAGATAAGAAGTCTACAGCATCTGTCATATTCTTAGCACGAGCTGCCCTCTCTAAAGTTTCTATATTTAATTTGGATGTAGAGAAACCATTAGCACTTGCCCACTTAGGACTAGGCGGTCTGAATCGTAAGCCTGCAACCTTATCTGTGTTTGTGAAAACGTAACCTTGACCATTACATGTTTTACATCTACTTGCTTTTGCATAAGGATTGCCATCTACTTTCATTCTAAATATTTCTCCCTTACCCTCACAATCTTGGCATTGTTCTGCACGTGTTTTATATAAAACTTTTGTTCCTTGTATTATCAAGTTTCTAAAATCCACATCATCCATGTAAGGGTCTATTGAGTTTGCCCACTCTGTCTTATCTTTAATTTTCCTACCATAGATAACCCAAGATAATTGTTCAGGACTATTCAAATTTATAGGAGTATCACCCATAAGATTAGCTGTATGAGCATGTAAGTCTGTATTTAATTGTCTTCTCTCATTCTCAAACTCTTTTTGCACTGCATCTAATGCTTCCATGTTAACAGAAAAACCTCTTCTATATATACGTGCTAAACAACAAGCTACCTCATTTGTAAGTAACACTGTGTTTAACAGAGGTGAATCACTACTACTATTTAATCTTACATATAATTTATCAGAGAGTTCCTTGGTAGCATGTAAGTCTGCACTCAGATAATCACTTAGCTCTTTATGGGGTATATCTCTAGTTGTATATCCCTCACTAAAGTATTTTTTTAGAGTACCTTCTTTTTGTGTAGCTAACTCATATCTTTCAGCACAGGCTTCAAGAGATAAAGGTTTCTTTTGACCACGTTGTAATACATACTCTCCTAACATAGTGTCAAAAACTGAACCATTGTACTTAAATCCTGATTCCCATAACCAAACTAAATCATAAGCTATATTGTGTCCTATAAGTATAGTCGCATCATCTAATGCTTTTTGCACAATTTCATGCCCGTTTGGTGTAGGCTCTACTTCACTATGGTCAAAGGTAATTATTGTTTCTTCATTATTAGCATTTAGCAAACCAACCATAACTAAAGAATTTGTTTCTTCAAAAGGGTCTAGGTGTAGCTTGCCATCTCTTTCTATTACAGTATTTTCTACGTCTAATATTAATCTCATTTTAACTCCTGTATTATTTCTTTTGTTTTTTCTACTGATATTTTAAACCATTCCCCTGCATACTCACTAGCTAATTCTTTAGCTTTCTTATGAGCTTCCCCCTCTGCTTTTCTTCTATCTGTTACAGGTACAGATACTTCAACCTTATAGTCACGAAAAGGACTTGAAGTTTGATAAGAATTACATCTGTCTTCGGTATCAACTGCCATGCCTATTTTTACCCAACCTTCCCAAGCAGGATTACTAATAGCATAAATGTATCCCTCTAAAACTCTATCTAACTTTTCAAAAGAAGAGAAAGCTGCATCATTGAAAGTTCTATAATTGCCTGCCTTATACAGAGGGTGCGATTGTGGTATATATTTTCCATTAACATACATTCTATTAGGATTAGAACTTTTATTATATTCAAAAGAACATTGTTTGCATTGTGTTCTATTTGTTTTCTTCCATGAAGAACTCCAATTATAATCTGTTAATTCTATATCACATGTATTACACTTTTTAATCATACTACATACCT